GATTAAAAGTTGTTAAAGGTAATGAGCCAATAGTTCCGCATATGATATTGCGAGCTCTTGCAACGGATGGAACGCTCATTGCTAATTGGCGAGTGGTATTAGTTGCACCGCCAAGGATATTATAAACTGAATCTGAAATCTGAACTGGTGTTAGAGCTGCTTGAACATCAGTAACGGCAATAGGGCGCTTGGCCTCAACTGCTGGAAATAGGAAATCTCTTATAGCACCCATTACTTACATTGTAAATGAACCGACTTACACTATTTGGATATCTACGCTACTTTCAGACATAGTTGCATAGTGTGTTGCTAAAGCCGATGCAATTGCTCCACAGATTGTCGTATTACTTACTTTTCGACCCATTACCCAACCGCCGTCACCGAAAGGTAGTTTGACGGCGGATAGGCATTGTTTAGTCAGCTCATCTTGTCCCGAGTGAGCCAACCGCTGAGATGAGATTGCTCCCAGTAACTCATCGCAGCTTTGGGCATAGTCGAGGCCATCTATTGGCTCAACCCTAATACCAGCAGGAGCTAATCGCGCAGCTACTGCCGAAGCGGTTCTGGCTGAATAGGCAACCAATTGAACTGGATACTTTCGAACCCATTCCGCTACATCATTAGCCATTGCTTTATCGTCCAGATTGGCAGGGTTATGCCAAGTCTGAAGCAATATGACTTGGAACTTATCGCCCTCAAGTCTCTGGCTAGCAACTAGCGCCGCTTCTTTTCTACTAGGGCTTAGATCAATAGCTAACCAAGTATCAGATTCAGGGTTGAGTCGAAGTCCCTCAACTTTGCAACTCTCCCACTGAGACGGATTGATAACTGGGTTAATCGTATCGACCCATTGACATAAGACTTCTGTGCGCACAATATCTTCGGGGTCTGACAATACAGCTCTTATGTTGTCTGGATGAACTGTTATGCCAAGTGACGGATTTGCTTGGCAGACACCTAGCCAGAAGGCTGGTGAGTTATCGAATTTAATACCAATAGGGGCTGACCATTCAAACCAGCCAATATCATCATTGCCACCGAAGATTGCAGCCATTGCTCTTTCTCTAAGTTTATTTAGAACAATGCTGTGTTGATCTCCAGCATTTGAATAAACCCATATTTGAGGATTGGCTGAAGCCATTTGCGTATATCTAAGAGCAGACCAGACATCCTCATCTTTATACTCTCTAGCTTCGTCTAGGTGTATCGTTTCAGGGGCTGCAATGCCTCTACCAGCCGAGTTATTGGCTCGGACGATATATCGGCGGCCTTCAGTAAATTGAAGCTCTTGAAATCCCTTGCTTTCCAGTTTCTTAGTAAATTCAGCAGCTAGCCTTGGATTCTGTTCAATAATTCCATAGATTTTATAGAATAGCTCCGCTGAAGTAGTTAGCTTATGAGCAGTATGGACTTGCAGCTTTTCCTTTAAAACATAGATTCTAAATAGGATTTGAAGGGCCATAAAGGTTGATTTACCTTGTTGCCGAGCGCATAGCAAGGTGACTACTGGATGAGCCCATCGGCCATCAGGTTTGTATTTTAAAGTATGGTGAGCCAGCCATTGTTGCCAAGGCATCAAAGTAAAGCCGATTTCCTCGCAAAATTTAATCATTTGCTCGCCATAAGAGGGGTAATCATTAAGTTTTGTGTGAATTCGGGGTTCTGGCACACCTCGGTAAGCCGATTCGTCCCTAATTCTAACAATCTCACCCAATTCAGCCAGAGCAATCTCTTTCATTCTGAATAGTGCCTAGCCGAGCCATTTTCAGGGAAAATCTTCCCAATGGGGGTCGTGGGTCTGGTTCCGCGCTCAAAAAAGGTAGGGGTCATACGATCGCGCTTAGAACTATTGCATTGAGTGCAGCAAGCCACCATATTAGAAGCTTCATCAGTTCCACCTTTGCTGATAGGTATTAGATGATCAACTGTAGTCGCTTCTAGCCCGCAATAGTGGCAAGTATTGTAATCTCTTTGAAGCACTTGAAGTCTTGTCTTTTGGTAGTAGCTGGAGTTATAGCGTCTGCTCAATGCCAGCCCTTAGTCTCTAAGTGTTGCAAGGCATCGCAAGCGCATTTATATCTATGTCTTATGTATTTAATATGTGCATCAATCTGCTGCCTAGGGCTAAGGTCTCTATACCAAGTAGAACGCATCTGACCAAGGCCATAGTGTGATCCATTACGAGCCTTTGGATTCCATCTACTCTCTTTATAAATTAACCAGTTATAACATTGAAACTCTGACCAATCTAATTTGTTGTAAGCATAAAGCTTTAGATTCATAGAAGCTTCTGATGATTGAATAGATATAGCTTGTAAGGCCAGTAGCATCAGCGAAAGGCAATAGGCTGTCCTAACCTTCGCTGAAGGGCCAGCTATGCGCCCGCGCTTTGGCGTTATGGTAATGGCTCTGTCAAATATCTTACGCATTGACTTACTCCTTATCTCACTATATGGACAAGTTTTATTAGTATTTGCTATAAATCAACTCCATCAGGCATATCCATATGGTCATCTATATCTCTCCATATTGGGTATATATCATCTATCACTCTAACTCCCATATCTTCTTAAACTCTAACTGGCCTGATTGAAAGGCGTCTTTCAGCCTTTCCCTGCCGTCACTATGGAACTTAGTAACTAGATAAGGCTCAGCTATTGTGCCTTCTAGCCATTCAACTCTTTCACCATTTGGATCAATAACATCATCGCCATTAATATAGTGAAACTTATCTAGTATCGCATCAATTGATGATTCTCTTACTGTCTCAACTATCTCGCTAGATATATTGTTTTTTACCCATTTAACAAACTCGCGCTCGTTCTTGATAACCCACTTAAACTTAGGCTTACTGGTAGTCACATAGGCAATTACATCATCACCATATTCGGCCTTTACTCTGTCTGCTCCGATTGCATCCATTTCGACCTGTAGAGCTGCTCTCAGCCTATCTTTAGCCTTCTTGGCCTCATCAGCTATCAGACTCACTGCTGCTAATTCCAGACTCAGTTCCTTGATTCCCATCTTGCTCCCTTTTTTTTGCTCTATTTAACCTGACATCTAAACTGCTTACATTTATGCCACAATCTCTGGCGATAAACTCTTTATCAAATCCCCATTCCATTAGCTGACGGATATATCTAATAGAGTGGGGTCTGCTCATCGTTATAGCGCCTTTCCATAGTCGCGTTGCCTGTCCAGTATTTTACGCTAATTTGCTCAAAACCAGCTGCTAATCGACATATTCGACACTTACCTGATTTCATCTTCCAATTACCGCATTTATCGCATCGGGTTATGTCATCTTCTTTACTGGCTACGCGATCAGACGGATAAATAATGCGCTGAAGGAAGCATCGCTGACATTCAATCAACCATACTTCCTCAGGCGCTTCAGGTATATCACTAGTCTCATACCGATAAAGCTCAATATGCGGTGTGACTGCTAAGCAAGTTGAGCACTTAAAAGGATGAGCATCTTGCTTCATTTCTGAAAGACCCAATGCCCATCCGAGCCAATACGCATCCATTTAGCAGGATGGCCAGACTTTGGAACTGGGCAGACCCAGCCTCTATATTCTTTGCCTTCCTTGGTTCCTTGCTTAAGAATCATTGGCCCACAGCCGTTAGAACATAGTGGCAATTCATCAATTATCTCAGCACCTAGCGCATCTGCTACAGCAGTCACATCCCAGACAATTGGCTCAGGATCATTGGGGCGTTGCTCTTTTATGAATTCCGCAAGAGCTGGCTTAGTCGTTTCAATTGCCTTCTTTGGGCTTTGTTTAATCTTAGCGAAGTATCCAGCGAGGTTAAGTGCGCGTCCCAACGCTCCAGTTTCCGCAAGCTCGAGTGCATATTGCTTTGATTTAGACTCGCTGGATAAACCTGTAGTCCAAGGATGTAAGTCAGCCTCAGTCCGATATAGCTCAGTTTTAATGATATAGACATCGCAATTAGCCACAAGCGACTCCGCCAAGATATGAGTCTTGATTCTATAATCTGGATAAGCATTTATGAACTCCTTTAATCGGTCTTGAACACTTACATAATCATCTAGGTAATTCGACATCTAACTTCTCTCTCCCTGCGAAATCATTTATCGCATCTTCTAACTGTTCTTTCAATGAGTAAAATGTGCCATCTGGCCAGTTCTGTGCATCATCGGCGCAAGGCTGGCAATAGAACCTAACCTGCGCTTTCCGAAGCGGTGTCTCGCTTTGGACTTTCCAGACTGCTGGTGTTGTAGCTCTTAAATCCCAGCCGTTCTTATTTTGTCCCCAGCGATATTTGCAGTAGTCGCAGTATTGATTGCTATTATGATTGCGAGTCAGACTCAATGTCGTCCCAATCTTCTGGACTCGAAAATCGTAATCGACCCAAGATAGCGGCATATCCAATGAGATCGAGATACGAATCTTCGCGCTCTGGACTTTCCACCATTCTTGAGAGTTTGGTCGCGATAGCAATAATTGCCAAGTCAGATGGGTCTCTGAGCTGAATACCGAGTGCCTTACTGATTTTGAAAATGCGTAGTAAATTGTGCCTCGGGTCGCCATACTCGATGCCCCTGTCGAATAATGTGTTTCCAGCTTCTTCAAGCCATTCATTTAATGACTTCTGCGTATCGGACACTTGCTCTCCCTCTCTTATATCCTTCATTGAAAGCTTTGGCTTTGGCTGAACTCCAAAGAGCCCATAAATAAAGGCCGAAGAATGGAACTAGAATTGTTATTCCAACTACTTGGGTATCAGATAGATTAGGAAACATCTGCACTCACCCCATATTTGTCAAGCCAATATGCAGATATCTCAGCCTTTGATAAACGGCCTCGAAGCTGCTTTTTGCCCATTCGCTCTTTAGCGAATCGTCTGATTATTGATCCCTTAACCCAATTTGTCTCATCAGTCCAAGCCCCTGCTTGAGAATCAAATCGAATAAGAGTTACTTTATTTATCATTTTGCTCCCGTTCTGTAATCCACAAATGGATTTACGGGATAAATGTATTTGCTTAAATCTATTTAGACAAGCAATAGCTCGGCGAGTCGTATATCAAAGAAGCCGCATAGCCTTTCGGAATAGGCTTTGTTGCTAAAATCGGTTGTAATCGGCAGACTCTTTAAAACCCACTCAGGCTCGATTAGAGCCCCTAAATCGAACTGGTAGATGCCCTTAGGTGTCGCATTGATATAAAGGGTCTTAGCGCCTGTCCTAGCCCTTATATCGGCCAGATAATCCCACTTCTTCTTCTCAATCAATAGGCGGTCGTAATGCGTTCTACGGCATTTAAGCTCGATATAAGAATCGCTGGTAATGCCATCTGCTCGGTCGGTCGCTGATAAGGGCGTCAAGTCTGGGTAAAGCGACTTGAGAGCCTCGAATAACTCAACCTCTCTAAAGTAGATTAGTTATCTTCCTCGCCATCTTCCCAACCAATTTTCTTTATTGGGTCATCGGCTGGCACTATCCAATCAGGGTAAGAGCTGCGATCCATAGCAAAGGCCAGAGAAGTACCTTCGTCCATCCCAGCTCTGCGACAAGCTTTATAAACTTCATTGGCTGCAATAGCCCAGAAATCAATCTTTGTTAAAGGCGTCTCTTTAGTAGTGCGCTTACGCTTTACTGGCTTCTTACTTACGCGCTTTCGCGTTG